ATCACTTGTGCGGAGACTGTCTATCAAAGCGACCGCGTGATTGAGGCGGCTTACGAGTTCATCGAAAGCCTCTGCAACGTGGCTGGATACATGGAAATTGACGATGACGAGTGAACCCTACAACCACCTAACCGACCCGCTCCGGTCCAAGCGCATCACTGCCAGCATTTGCGGCGCAATTCTCGGTAACAATCCCTGGATGACCCGCGACGACGCAATGCGGTCCCTAGTGAGGGACGCCCTAGGCGCGGAACGGGAGTTTAAGGGGTCGCCCCCAACCGAGTGGGGCAACGCCAATGAGGCGGGCGCTCTGCTAGAGTTCCAGATGGAAACCGGGCTGACCGTAACACCAGCAAAGTTCGCCGTGCCAGAAGATGACGAAGGTATTTTTGGATGTTCGCCAGATGGATGGACAAGCGATGGATATGGCATCGAAACCAAATGCCCGTTCGGGTTGCGCAAAGCGGTGGAAGTACCCGCGCCGTTTAAACGACTTGACGAACAGCCGCATTATTTCGACCAGTGCCAACTATCCATGTTCGTCACCGGGCGGGAATTGTGGCATTTCTTTCAATGGTGCCCGGTCGATACCGCCCACGTTGTCGTCGAAGCCGACCAAGTGTGGCGCGACCAATCCCTGCCCATCCTCCGGCAATTTCACGCCGAACTGATCGCGACGATCAATGATCCCGATCTATCCGCCGAACACCTCGCCCCATTGCGAGTGGTGATTGATACGCCCGATGCTGCGAGGATGCTGCGGGAGGATTCGGAACTGGTGGAACAGATCGAACTGGCGACCGAGCGCAAGAAAGACTTGCTGGCCGACATTGTGGAAAAGTGCGGCGGGAAGAACGCATTGTTTGCCGGCGCGAAGGTGACGCAAACCAATCGCAAGGGGTCGATTTCGTATTCCAAGGCGATTAAGGCGCTCAAGATTGAAGCGGATTTTGAGCCGTTTCGCGGGAAGGCATCCAGTTTTTGGGGGATTACGGAATGAGTATTTTGAATGGATCGCGCGCCGTAGAGATGGCGTCAGCAGGAAATGAAATTTTCGGTTTCTCATTCTGGCCTGATGGCAAAATACATTGGCAATTTCTTGTCAAATATGTGGGCAAGGATTTTGCCACTCTTACCACCTATAGCTGGTGGGACGGTCACGAATATTCGGATGAAAGGGTCGATTTGGACTGGCTGAAATCTGAATGTGATTTGTATGGCAATGAGGAGGAATGGCGGGATGTCGGTAATTCTGTAATCCGGCAGATTTCAAAAGGAGGCTACTGACATGGCCGATCTTGCCGAGCGCTTGCGCCACACTCACGAACACGGCATCTTTGACGCCCAGGTTGCAGGCATGTTGGCTTCTCCCGAAGAAGCCGCCGACCGCATCGAGAAGTTGGAGGCGGCTTTGCGGGATGCCGAAAGCGACGGATGGGAACGCGGAATGCGGGATGCCGCCACCATCTGCGCCACTTTGGCCGAGACCACATACGACGACGCCGACAGCTTTGAGGCCGCCACGGGATGCGAGGCCGCAATAGAAAGCGATATCTGCATTCACCAACGCGCCCGCACCGCGCTTGGCGGGGAGGGGTAGGATGGCATACGGACCTGATCTTGACCTGTTTGCCGCACGCATGAGAGAAGCCAGAAAGCTTCGCCGCATGTCGCTGCAGGACGTCGCCGATGCTGCGGGCTTCACCAAGTCGCATGTGTGGGAGCTAGAGAAGGGTAGCGCGCGCAATCCAACGGTTCGCGCTGTCTGGTCGATGGCGAGAGCGCTGTGTGTAAGCCCATCATGGCTGCTCGGCCTTGATCATGAGGTGGTCCATTTAGACCCACTGGTCCATCAGGTTGCTGCGCTGATCAATACCGAACTGGTCCGGCGCTTACCCCCACCCGCAGGCGACGGCCGGTGATTATTTCCCCTTGACGCCGCGCGCGGTCTCGTTCAGTGTCTGGTTGTCAGATGGAGATGATGAGATGATTGATACCAAATCCGCCCGCCACATTCGCCACCACGGCTTGATGATCGACGCCAGTTTCCGCAAGGACGGCACGGTTGAATATTATGTGGTCGAAAAGGGCCACGGGCGGTTCTACTCGCTGGAAGTCGCGAAGGAAATTGCCGAGCATCGGGCTGTGGTTCGGGCGGGTCGTCTGTGACCCCCAAACTCAAAGTCCTAGACCTATTCAGCGGTATTGGAGGATTTTCCCTTGGCCTTGAAAGAACGGGCGGCTTCGAAACGGTCGCATTCTGCGAAATCGAAGACTTCCCCCGCCGCGTTCTCGCCAAGCATTGGCCAGAAGTGCCATGCTTCCGAGACGTGCGGGAACTCAAGGGATCAGACGTTGGCTCAATCGACGTTATCACAGGCGGATTTCCCTGCCAGGATATCAGCCTCGCTGGACGACAGGCAGGCATCGCAGATGGAACCCGAAGCGGCTTGTGGTCCGAAATCGTGCGACTTGCTGGCGAGCTACAACCACGATTTGTCATTGTGGAAAACGTCGCAAACCTCCTTTCTGGACCTTCTGAGCGGCGAGGGGGATGGTTTGGCCGAATACTCGGCGACTTGGCCGAGATCGGGTATGACACTTGCTGGAACAGCATATCAGCTTCCGCCCTCGGCGCCTGCCATCACCGAGATAGGGTATGGCTTGTTGCCTACCCCCAACAAGTCGGAAAGGGGCGGGAAGCAAACGCCAGGTTCGCAACTCGCCTTAATCAAGGCCTTGCAAGGATGGCAAAAGGATGGGAGGCGGGCGTTCATCCCCACGATTGGCAAGAACGAGAGCAAGGGGGCTTCCTCCGACCGATACCGAGGATCGGAGAGTTATCATGGGGCCAAAGCTGCCGAAGCGTTGAGGAGCTCATCAACGTCGCCTCTATACACGCACCCGCTCTTTGCCGAGCTGATGATGGGATTTCCAATCGGGTGGACCGAGTTGGAGCCTGCGGCAACGCCGTCATCCCCCAAATCCCCGAACTCATCGGGCGAGCAATCCTAGCTTCCCTCAACCCCCACCCCCAACCAGATGGACCCTGATGATGACGCCCTATGATGCATTCCTCGCCCGAAAGGCGATAACCGACCCGATGACGGGGCTATCGGGTATTCCCCCGCTTCCCGACTGTCTGTTTCCCCACCAGCGCGATATCGTCCAATGGGCACTGCGTCGGGGCCGTGCAGCATTGTTCGCCGGCACCGGGCTAGGCAAGTCGCTTATGGAACTGGCGTGGGCGCAAGCAATTCACCGTGAGACCGGCAAGGACATTCTGCATCTTGCGCCGCTGGCAGTTTCAAACCAGATGGCGCGCGAGGCCGAGAAATTTGGCATCGACGCGCGCGTTGTGGCCATGCAATCGGATTGCGGCCCCGGCACTAATATCACAAATTATCAGAAGCTGGATCACTTTGATCTTTCGCGATTTGGCGGTGTTATTCTGGACGAATCCAGCATCCTGAAAAACACGGACGGCCACTACCGCACGAAACTGATTGACGCATGTCAACAAATTCCGTTCCGCCTCGCGGCCACTGCGACGCCTGCCCCCAACGATTTCATGGAATTGGGAAACCACGCCGAGTTTTTGGGCGTGATGAAATATACCGATATGCTGGCCACATTCTTTATCCATGACGGTGGTGAAACGCAGAAGTGGCGATTGAAGGGCCACGCCGAGAACGAATTCTGGAAGTGGATGGCGTCGTGGGCTGTCATGCTGCGCAAGCCGGCGGACCTGGGCTACCCGAACGATGGGTATGACCTGCCTCCGCTCAATTACATCATGCACTCGGTCAAGGCTCCGGAACACACGGATTACACGCAAGGGCTTTTTGCGTCCGAAGCCGTGACGCTACAAGAAAGGATTTCCGCTCGCCGCAATAGCATTGATGACCGATGCGCGATGGCAGCCAGTGTCACGCCATCCGATGGGCATTTTGTATGGTGGTGCAAGCTGAACGGCGAGGCGGAACTTCTGGCAAAAAGCATTCCTGGATCGGTTAACCTTCATGGCGGACTGAAAGATGATGAAAAAGAACGCATCCTGATTGATTTCAGCGAGGGGAAAATTCGCGTCCTTATCACAAAGCCAAGCCTTGCCGGCTTCGGCATGAATTGGCAGCATTGTCACAGAACGGGATTTGTCGGGCTTGATGATAGCTGGGAGCAATTCTACCAGGCTATTCGTCGATTCTGGCGGTTCGGGCAATCCGAGGCCGTGGATTGTCACATCGTTGTTGCGGAACTTGAAGGCGCATCGGTGTCCAACATCAAGCGCAAAGAGGCGGATGCTGATCGCATGGCGGCAAGCATGGTTTTGCACATGGCGGACTTGTCATCGATGGCCGTTCGTGGTTCAGTGCGTGACGTTCCGAATTACAATCCAACGCAACAGGTTCGGTTGCCGGAATTTTTGGTGGAGAATTGATGATGGAGATTAAATGCGTCGATCAGGTCATCACACCTGAATATGCAATTTACCAAGGCGATAGTTGCGAAGTAATCAAAGCAATTCCGGGCGATAGTTTGCATTTTGGCATCCACTCGCCCCCTTTCGAGGGGCTGTATAAATTCAGCAACTATGATCGCGACATCAGCAACAATGATGGACCCGCGTTCTGGGAGCATTATTCCTACCTTATTGCCGAGTTGCTGCGCATCACCATGCCCGGCAGGATTCACGCGGTTCACGTTATGCAGCTTCCGATGTCGAAAATCCGTCACGGCCATATCGGTATGAGGGATTTTCGCGGCGAAGTCATCCGCGCATATGAGGATGCCGGATGGATTTTCCACAGTGAGGTTTGCATCTGGAAAGACCCTGTTGTCGCGCAGCAGCGCACCAAGTCAATCCGGCTCCTGCACAAGCAAATCACAAAGGATAGCTGCATATCCGGGCAGGGGCTGGCAGACTATATCGTATCGTTCCGCAAGCCTGGTGAAAATCCGGAGCCGGTGAGTGAATGCTTCGATCGCTATTCCGGCACTGACGAACCGGATCGCAGCAAATACACAACCCCAACCGATGGCCGGAACTGGTATTCAATCGAAGTCTGGCAGCGGTATGCCTCGCCGGTATGGATGGACATCAACCAGACACGGACGCTGCAATATCGCGGCGGTCGGGATAAGGACGATATCACCCATATCAGCCCATTGCAGCTTGACGTTATCGAGCGTTGCATCGACCTATGGAGCAACCCCGGCGACACCGTATTCACGCCATTTTTGGGCATTGGATCGGAAGTTTATGGGGCGGTGACGATGGGGCGCAAGGGGATCGGTTGCGAATTGAAGCCGTCCTATTTCGCGCAGGCGGTGAAAAATCTGGCAAGTGCTGAATTTAATGGCGGCGGACTGTTCGGGGGGCAAGGTGTTTGAGCTTCGGGGGAAAGTGTGATATGATCCCCATTGGCTAGGGTAGCTCCCGAAAAGTCCGTCCGCTAGCGGGCCTGCCAATTTTCTACCATCTAGCGACCTACCTAGCGGAGGGATTGTGAAAAATACTGAGCGTAAGTTCTACGTCTATGTCCACCGTCGCGCGAGCGACGGA